CGCCGTCATAATAGCGGCGCGCAGATTGCTGGAGCGCATCCGCTCGGTCAGTGCCTTTTCGCGCTCTTCCAGTTCTTTCAACTTCTGTGCGGCCTGCTCTTCTTTCGTCATCCGCTCCTGCTCAAAAGCCTTGACTTTCGCCTCCAGTTCGTTGCGCTCTTTGCGATATCTGGCTGCTTCCGTGCGTAACCTCTTCACATACTCAGCATCAAAGACCTTTGACTCTTGGGCTTGTTCATCAAGTTGTTCTTGAGCCTGATCTTCATTGCCATCCTGGAGCTTGAGATCTGCATCATCCATATCTGTAAATCCTTCCTCATTATTCTTGCTTGAATGTGTCTATCAGCCATCCTGCTGCCACGCCGGCGCCAACGCCAATAAATGCCAGCAGAAAGGCCAGAAACGCACGATTGAATGGATGGACAACATCTTTCAGCTTGTGCCACCAAAAAACGAATAATGGTCCAGTTCCGATGACACCAATCGAATAATTGGTCAACTCGCTCCACCCGTCAGGCAATTTTGCAGTATATGCACGTGACTGGTGCAAGCCATATCCTAAAAACGCAGAAACAATCAAATCAATCAACATCATCGCGAGTTCCCAACCCTCGAACAGGTTGTCGAAATGCAGTCATACCCAGTTTTTTTCGCAATTGTTCATTTTCGATTTGTAATTCATGGACAATTGCGCGTAAGCGTTTGTTTTCTTCCTGCAACTCATCAATCGTCTGTCTGAGCGCGTCCAGTTCGGTTTTTTTCGCCGACTCCCTGGCTGCCACAATCGCAGTTACCAAAGCCGCCAGGCCCGCCAGCCCGCCCAAAGCGCTGAATAGCAGAGATAAATCAGAGATTGGCATAAGCTTCTAAACGCTTCATATCTCGGACCTGGCGTTCAATTTCAGCAGCAATCAATTCGACATCAATATCACCCAACCCATTTTGTTTCAGCCAACGTTGGGCAATATCAAGAGCATAACGCTTTTTATCTTCCACCAGTTTTGCTGCGCCTGCCTGTTCTGCAGCTTCGACGGCAATCCGTACATAAAAGGCCACCTGGTCAGAAAGTTTTGGTTCAGTGCGCTTGAACTCTGCCCATGTCTTGCGTGCCCAGGCAATAACCGCCCCGGTCAACGATACTGCCAGAGCGGGCAAAGCCGCCATGAGCACCGCATTCAAAACTTTCACGCCAATTTCCTGAAACTCAATCATGTCCCATTCTCCTTGTCTAATTGGTTAAAATGAAAAAACCGGCATTCCTGGAAATTCCAGTCATGCCGGGCGGTAAACTCCGACAAACCCAAATCAATTGTCATCTAAATTATAGCACAATTTACTCAGTTTCGTAATTCAATTCTGCAAGACTACGCTCATATACACTTTTGCCCCAAAACGGGTCTACCTTCCAGCCTACCAGATCAGATAATTCTATTACTCCGTCGTTATACGCCCTAAATTTCGCTGGACCTAACACCATTAATTGCTGGTCAGGCCGCAAACTTGCAAAACGCTCTAGCGCGGGTTCTTGCTGCGTCAACTCATCAATACCAACAGCCCCCAACGCCTCCCATGTGTCCGTTACTGGCAACATTACGCACCGGCAATTGACGTGCGCAGGCATTGGTTCATCTACGCTAAACCGTTTTCCGTCCATTGCCCAGCACACCGCACACGTCCGCTCGTTCCGCGCGCTGCGCCATTCCCATTGTTGCACGCCCATCTGCCGATATGTTGCCCGTGTTGCCTCACGGTATGCACGCAGTGTCTCCGTCCGCGCGATCCGCAGCGCCCGCGTCAGGTTTCCGCCCAGCGCCACCCGCATATCTCCGGCAATCTCTCGAACACTCTTCCCCAGCGCCATGCCTTGAATCAGCGCATCCCCCGCCACTTTTGCGCCATTATCTGGCAACATCCCTAGCAGGATTTTCAACGGTGACCCATCCGCCAGTATCGCTGCGGCAATCTGCTCCACCGCGTCAGCAGGCAAACGGTCAAACGCTCCTGCAACCCCCAGCTGAAACAGCGCGCCTTCTGCACCCAGTTTTGCCGCCCGCATCCGTTCAGTTTCTATCCTCCCCTCCGCATACTCAGTATAACGGGTTAGTTCGGCACGGATTTGTGTTTCCAGTTTTCGCAGCCGGTTGTAACGGTAAACCCAATCCTGGCCAGCATTCACGCCGCCATCCCGTTCCCACTCCGCCAGCAGGTCATCAATCTCTTGCTTCACCCGCGCCCAAATTTCGCCATAGGCGCTCGTCATCTCGACCGCCGCTTCCCGCTCATATTTCAGCAGCCGCCGTCGAAAGTCATCGGTTATCTGGTAAATGTCACTCACGGCTTACCCTGCTCAAATGTTGCCAGCAGATTGGCGCCGATATTCGTCTCTTCCGCCGCGCGTTTTTGCGCTTCCAGATCTGGGTCATAATTCAACCGCCGCAGCAGCGTATCACGCGATACGCCCAACTGCTGGTCAAGCAGCGCCACCTGCCGTTCCTGCATCGGGTCACGCGGCAAAATCTCGGGCCAGTGAATTTCGGTAATGTTGTTCGCGCCAAAGCCGCCCAATTCCAGCAGCCGCCGGTTCAACTCCACCAGCAAGCTGCCGTACATACGCCGCTTGGTTTCCGTTTTACTCAGCAGGGGTTGGTACAAAATTTGCAGCGCCACTCCCGAAAGATTGCCTACGTTTTCGACTTTGCCGCTGGCAATCTCTGGACTGCGCGTCACCTCGTGTAACGCCTCTTTCAGCCGCCGGTAAAGGTTAAGGCTGCTGCCCAGGTCACTGGTCATTTCCAGATTATGCATCTCCGCCCCGTCCGGCAGCAGGATAGTTTCATCCGCGCCAATTTTTAGGTTATCCGCCGATAGTACACCTCGCACCCAGGTTTTTGGGTGGGCATGATAACGCAAAATCCGGCTGATGTTGCTCATCACAAAATTGAGCGATTCGTTGAGCCTGATAACGTCCGGCTCAATATCCGCTATACCCCAAAATTCGTTCGGCGCGGGTAGATTTTGGCACGTTGCAATCGGTGGCCACGGACGCATCCAGGGTGTGACCTGCACGGTTTTCCAATCTTTTGCGTCCTTGTCGCGCTCCTGGTCAACGATTTCCCAGCCCGCCCCATCGCGCCGGATAACCTGACGCCGTACAACATCACCCGCCGGGTAGGTGATGGTAAACGCTCGTACCGCTTCGTAGTCATCTGGTTCAGTCTCTACATCCACAATACCAGGATCAATGTTGATCAAACGCGGATACTGTTCGCCATCTGCAATCTTCACAAACACCTGCCCGCACACTGCGCCATTGACCGCTAATTTCTGCAAAAAAATCATCTTCTGGTTTGCCTGCCAGACGGAATTCAACCATTCCTCAGCGCGGGTATCGGCCAGTTCATTAATCTCAAAAGTGATTTCTTTACCAAACAGAAAATCTACTGTTTGGTCAACAACAAGCCGGGAAAAGTTAAACGTTATGTTATCGTTTGTCTTCCCCGGCTTGACTGGCAGACTATCAGGGTACTTGCCATAATACGCCTCCCATGCCCGCGCAAAGCGGTCAACTCGCTCGATCTGCTCGGCCTGCTGCTTTGGCAAAATGTCCGCCGGGGTTTTGTTGAAAAAACTGCGAATCCAATCCAATACCGTTGCCATGTGTAACCTCCATCAATCCCAAATGCTCGGCGCATAAGCCACCTGGCCCGCGCCCACCAACGCATTGAACGCCCCCGCACTGGCATCCATGATGTCATCGTGCGGCAAATCCGGTTGCCCGTGCATGTGCTCCAGCCACTCAGTATTCCAGGGCGCGGCCACCAGAGAGATATTTCCCGCCTCCGCCTGCGCACTCATCGCCTTGGCCCGGCTGATTTTGTCTCCCTGGCTTGGCACCGCATGGGCGTCAATCCCCGCCAGCAGCCCAGCCATGCGTGACGCCTCTCGCTTCGACGCACTCCCCGGCTCTTGTTCCCACCGCGCCAGAAAAGTGGACCCATCAGCCCGCGCCCGCTCCGCCCATTGCCGCGTCAGGTTGACAAACATCCGCTCTACTTCAGCAGGTCCAACCTGCGCAGCAATACAATCCAACACATACCACCGCCCGCCTGCCTTGCGCATCACCACCGCCGCCGTGTAATCGGGGTCGGGCTTGCTCATGCTTTTCTCTGTCGCCGCAAAGTCCCAATAAATGCACGTCTGCCCGCCCGCCGGGGCCGCTGGCACAATCGAAAACCACGTACGGTTGAACACCTTCCCGGCGCTCGGCTTGATTTTCCAGTTCCCCGCCAGCAGGCGCTCACGGTCCAGCGGCGCAAGCGATTTCAGATTCGCCAGATAGCCCGGGTCCTTTTGCATCAGTATTTGATTGTCAAATACATTCGCCGGAATGAACGTCAAACTCTTCGGCTGCAAGTCAGGATACTCAGTACGGAGACTTTTAGAGTCATCTGCCCAGATCAGCCGCTCACCATTCCGCACAAACCAGCGCAGCCTGCCAGCCCGTTCAGGGATAGGATAGCCGTCCTCGCCGATCCACCAGGCTAGCAAGTCAGCCAGCCAGCCAGGTTCAGGATTGCAGGTGGCACGCACGTAAGGTTTCACGCCGCAGGTGGAGCGATTGCGGCTAAGCATGTACCAGAACTGCTGTTCGGTAAATGTCTCCAACTGGTCGAACTCCAGCAGTGCAATTTGCGCACCGCGCCAGGCCGCTAAATCCGTTTCGTACTGCAAATGACTAAACGACACCCGCGCCCCGCTGGGGAACGTCCAGCGGTTTTCGTTCTTGTTGTACACCGCACCAAGCAGGGGGTACAGGCTCATGCTTTCGTCCAGCATTCCTTTTTCCTTCGTGATCTCAGGCATGGTACGACGGAAAATGACCGCGCCAAAGTCGGGATTGCCAACGTGGTAGAGCGGCTCCAGCAGTAGCGCAAATGTCTTTCCACCGCCAGCCCCGCCGCCGAAGATGGCAATATCGGCGCTGCTGGTCAAAAAGGCTTCCTGTTTGGGCTGTGGTCGGATGTTAACCGTTTCCATTTTCATCTTTCTTAGGCAAATAGATATTCACCTGGGACTGATTCTGCTGTACCCGTTCCACCATCAGCCCCCGCGCCTTCGCCATCAACGCCAGCGCCGATTGTGCATCATGCAACTCCACCACCCAGCCATTACGATTTTTTGCTACCCGTTTTACAAGATGACCAGCCCGCCGAATAGCCTCCCAGTTTGGCTCTCCATTACTTAGCAGATACTGACTGATGTCTGCCCGCGCTTGTTGCGACAATCGTGCCAGAATTTCGTCTGTTTCCATCGCCACTTCCTGCATTCGCTCTTTTACGGCGGCAACAACATCCGCATCCTTCAGAATGCGGCTGGCCTGACGGTCAGGGAAGGCATACCCCGCCTCCTTCGCCGCTCTGGTTGCATTCCACGACTGCAGGTAATACTCAATAAACCTACGCTTTTTGTTTGTCAGCATACTCACCCAAAAAAAAGAAAACCCCGGACACGCAAGTAACCTTGCATATCCGGGCGGTAAACTCCGAAAATCCCACTTGAATTATACCATGTTCTAAATGTTTCAAAATGAAACGCTTGTTTCACTTTTTTTGAAACATCCGCCACACCGTTGAGCGCGGCAGATTGAGTGCTTTGGCAATCTCCCCATAAGATTTCCCCTCCCGCCGCATCTGCCGGGCTTTTGCCTGCCATTCATCATCGGAAAA